ATCTAAGTTTTTCAAAATAGCATCAAACTCATCTAGTCCAGCAGCAGCAGTAAATCCTACTTCTACGTTACCACGAGCTTGAATAGCAGCAAATAAACCTTCAGTACCAGGAAGCGTTCCTACAGCTGTTCCAGTTGCACCTTGGTTGTATTCACCTTCTACCATAGCCATTTCTAAATGATCTTCAAAACGTAATCTTGTTTCAGATTCAGCTTTTAAATACCATAAATATCCAGAAGCACCGTCTTCAGTAGCAACTTCAACCCATCCAATTTGCGCCATATCAGATCCGTTTATAACGTACTGATCACGAATAATAACTGGTGAGTTTGAAAATTGAGTAAACTGAGGCTCAACACTTACTCTAGTGTTAGCAGCTTGAATACCAGTTCCAGCAGCGGCGCCACCTAAGTTTGATCCTTTTACATAAGCAGAACCATAAACAAATATTTTGATACCAGCACCAGCTGTAATACCAGCAGCAACAAGACCAGCACCACCAACAAATGGAGCAGCATCAATAGTACCACCGTTTCCAGGAGCACCACCAGCAGCTACAGTTGTAGAAGCAGTTACTAAAGCTTTTGCTTCTGCACCTGTTGCAGGATCTAGTACAACGATTGTATCATTGATAGATATAACGTTTCTAGCGGTAGCAGGTATTGTAATTAAGTTTGTTGCACCAGCACCAGAACCATCAGCACCAACAGTTACGTTATCATAAGATATATGTAATCTGTTTTGCTCAGACCAAATTACTTGATCAGATGTCATTGGCATTTCTGCACCAACCATGCGTAAAAATCCTGATAACGTTCTGTTTCCATAACGCTCTACTTCTTGTTCGTAGATCTCAGGTAGATACTGCTGAGCAAAGTCATTAGTACCATTGTTAAATTGTAGGTAGTTATTAGGAAGCAATTCTTGTACTTGCGACGGTATTAAACTACCAAATTGAGGAGTTAAACTCATAATTTTAAGTTTTTATTAGTTAAATTTTTTAGTTTTTATTTTAAGTTTTGTAGAATCAGCACCTGAAATTGCTCTAACTTTAAAACCGTCAATAAACACATCACCTTGAGTAGTCCTAGCTTTAGTGTCACTTAAGTTTTTTGATTTGTTTACAACGTCTTTTACAGCGTCTGCTTTTCCTTGCTCATAGAAATGAGAGGCAATCTTATCTACATTTTCAGCAGCATACATAGCCTTGTGATAACCATTGACATCTTTAACATTACCAGATTCGTCTAGGAACTTCCCAACGAGGTTTGTTATATTAGACTGGTTTTCTGCAACTTTATCTTTGTTTTGAATGTTATACTTATATTTCTTCTCACCAACACTGATATCAAAACCTTTGAAATCATCGCTAAAAAGCTTTTTTGTATTATCTTTAAACAATTGATGCTGTTGCTCAGCTTGTTCTTGCTCCTTATTATATCTATTGAAAAAATCCATAGCTTTTTGTTGTTCCTGAGTAACGCCCGGTCTCAACTTGATCTCGTCGTAATATTTACTCTTGGTTTCCTCTAAAAAGTTTTTGGCTTTTGCAACTTCTTCTTTAAACGCAAGTTTCTTTTTGCGTATATCCTTATCTTCATCTACGTCTTCATCGTAGTCAAAATCTTCTAACAAAAGATCAAGATCTTCAGAATCTAAATAAGGTTTATTTTTTTTGTAATACTCTTTAATAAGAGTTTTATCGTCTATATTGCTGTAATCAGCATTTAAACGAGTATAATCTTCTATTGTTCCACCAGTTTCTTCCATAAATGAAACTAGCTTTTCAATATTCTCCGGCAATGGTTTGCCTAATACTTTTTCATCTCTTATAGCTTCTTTAACTTCTGCTTCAACTTGTTTAACTTCTGCTTCTGTTACTTCTTGGATCGCAGAAAACCCTTCAACATCCTCGTTGGACTCTTGTACAGGTTCTCCCACCGTTGCGCTATCTCCGGATGGTTTTTCCACAGATACCTCCTTTGTTTCTCCGATTTGAATGGCATCTTCTTTTTCTTCTTGTTTTGGAATTACTACTTTCTTAACCTCTGGTTCTAATTCAATCAAAGGTTCTTTTGGATTAACATTTACTTTTGTAATGTTATCTTTTGTTTCGTTAAATTTTTTAGGTGTTTTCTTTTTTGTTTTTAATTTAAACTCACCTTCCTGCTTAACAGGTTCATTTGTTTTTACTTCTGACATAATATAATATAATTAAATAATTAAATAAACATTTACATAAATGCGTTCACACCAGCTTCTGACTGGTTTTCAAAATCAATTGGTAAGCCATCATTTTTTCTTTGGCTTATCATTTCGCTTTGTTGCGTACCTTCCATTTTTATACGCTTGTCTTTTCTATTTTCTTTTTGTTGTTCTTTTTGCTGTTGAGTCTGCAGTTCTGCTTGCTTCAACTGCATGTCAAATTGATGTTGCATTTGCATTTTTTGTTGATCAAGTTGAGACTGTACTTCCATTTTTTTAATTTCCATTTCAGTTCTAGCTTGCTCGTATTGAACTTTAGACCCGCTTATTGCTTCTTGTTTTTGCACTTCAGCCATAGCTGTTTTTTCAGCAGTTTCAGCTTGAGCAGCTGCTTGAGCCTGTATGTTAGACTGTTGAATCTCCATGTCTTGCTTTTGTTTACGCTTACGTTTAATTTTAAGCATTTGATTAGCAAGTTTAAGATTTTTTATTTGTCTTACGTCAATAGCATCGTCTAAATCAATACCATTATTTTGCAATGCAACTTGTATGTTTTGTTCAAGCTTAGCTTGTTCTTCTTCGTCTGGTTCTAATTCTAAAAATATACCAAAGTCATGCAAATTTAGAGCACTTATTTGCTCTAAAGTCTTTGTGTTAAACGAAGATATTGAATTTTTAAGAGATTCAGCTGTTAAAGGAAATTCTAAAGCATCTGCTATTTTTAGTGAAATATTTTCTGCTATTTTAAGAGTTATATAAAGACTAGACTGATTAATATGTTTAGTAGCTGTGTTAGAAGCGCTAGCTGCTAACTTCTGCAGTCCTATAAGAGTGTTTCTATCTGGTAAACTACCATCTCTAGCTTCATTCAAACCTGTTACATCACGTATCATTTGTAGGTAATACTGATAAGTATTAATTAAACTAGATATTTTAGCGCCGCCATTGCTACTTTGTAATTCTTGTATAGGTACTTTTCCTCTATTTACTTCACCGTCTTGAGTGAGAGATCTACCAACTATAGAACCTGTTTGAAAATACATATTTAAAGCCTCAGCTGGATTATAGTTTGTTCCATTACCTAAGTCTACTTCTGCTAAGCCGTCCATGTCTAAATAAACACCATCAGGCACTATTCTAGATAAAACTTGTTGAAGCTTTAAATGCGTTAATTGAATCATATCAGCAAAACCAATACACTTGCTAACTAAAGAATCAATTCTTCCTTTGTACATTCTTGGCGCGCATATAGCGTAATTCATTTCTACTTTAGTAGTATCAGCGTAAGGTCTTGACATGTTTTCTGCCATTTCCCACTTAAGCATTGTATCTGTACCTAGTACTTTAGCTCCATTATATAAAACCTCTATAGATCTTGATACTCTTTCAAAGTTATCATTTTCTGGAGGATTAAATGTATCTGGTTTTTCAATAGCCTTTAACAATCCTTGATCTGTTTGTTTTATTTTAAAAACTTGATTATGGTATGTTTTATAATCAAAATATAAAACTTGAACCGTGTTCTCATCATAACCTCCATAACCTGTAACATATTGTCTATTGCCTGGCATTTTTTGTATACGCTCAAGCTCTTCATTGGATATGTTTGGAAATTCTTTTTTAAGCTCTGGTATTGTTATAGATTTAACTTCACCTACATAGTATATGTCTTGAAAATTAGGATCTTCTGTATATGAGTAAACCATATATGCTGGATCTACATAGTCAACAGTAATACCATTAGCTGTGTTGAAATTTGTTTTACTAGCAGCAATACCACAAACTGTTAAATCCATATTTAATCTTCTGCGAATAAGATCGTATTTGTTTTGAGCAAACACAGTTGTTATTGCTTCTTCTTCTGCGATTTCTACTGACTGCTTATAACTAAGTTGCATATGAAGTTCAAGCTCTTCTTCGCTTTCTGGTATTAAATCAGGGTTTGGTGTTTGATATAAATCAATACCAAGAACTTGCTTTATGTTTTCTATATAATCTTTAGCAAGCATATCTTCATATATCTTAGAAGCATAAGAAGTTCTTTTTTTAATAGAACTAGGATCTTGTGCATATGCTTTTATTTCATAAGCTCTTTGTGATATACCATTAACTACTATGTCTACAAACTTAGATAATATAGGAACTGGCTTCCAATCTAAATTAAGATAAGATAAATCACCATTAATAGATAATTCATCTTTGTATTTTTGTATAGGCTGCTCTCCTCGAGCGTATAATCTTAGTGTGTTAAAGTTGTTCCAGTTAGTTAGGTATCTATTACCATTAGTTCTACCTGATTTAAACCACTCATATTCAATAGCCATAGCAACTTGGCTGCCGTATTCCAAACTTGCTTTTTCAGCATCGCTTACTACTTGACTTGGAAAAGCGCTATTTGAGTTAGTATATATATTCATTTAACTTATTATTTTTGATGAATTACCCCTGTTATCATATCTTTTTATTCCAAGATCCACAGGTTCTAATTTAATTTTGTTTACTGGAGAATATCTATGCTTGTTACAAGCCATTAAAGCCAAGCCAGAACTAATAGAAGCATCGTGTTTTGTTCTATTATTTATATTGAATTTAGCCCAGTCTTCTAGTGTTCTTTGGAAATACATATCACCGTAGCCTGATTCTTTCAGTCCTACAAATGTTTCTATGTAAGTTTCAATAGCAGATGCGTGCGCTTGCTTTATATCTTCGCTTGAGTTAGGTATACCACCTAATTCTTTTTCTGTTATAGAAAGTTTATTATATCTTCTATCAGGCCTGTTCATTGAAAAGCCTCTATAACCTCTTTTTTTAAAATAATATAATAATCTTGGTTTATTATTTTCTGCTAATATTGGCATGCCATAAAAAATACAAGCCATGAGTACATCTTCAAAAAATGTTTCAGCAGTTTGAGGTCTTGCTATGTATTCTAAAAAAAAATGATTTGGCGGTACGTCTTCCATTGAAAACTTTGTAAGACCGTGCAAAGATCCTTTAGAACCTCTTTTATCTACTGTACCTGATATGTCATATGGATCACATCCGAATGCACCCATAAAATCATTACCTGGGTAATTAGTGCCGTTTTTCTTATAACGCTTGTTTTGCAAATGTAATGGTGGCACCCAGCTTACTTTAAATCTACCATTTTTATTTGGAACAAATATAACATTTGTGTCTTGCTCCGCGTTTTGCCATTGAAAACTGCCCTGCGTAATATTTATAGAATTACGCATGTCTTCATTAAAATCTATTTGCTCATAAATCTTAGTTAGATTAAACAACGATTCTTTTGATTCATCTCTAAAAGCATGCTTAGTAGTTCTTGGAAACTGTCTATAAAATTCATTTAAAGCGTCTTGATCTTTTTTAAGACCTTCTACTTCGTTATTCCAATATTCTATTACGCCTAAATCTATTATTTCACCCTGCGGTCCTTGCTGTGGTTTAGTTGGTGTTTCGAAGACAGGTATGCCATAAGAATCAATGTATCCTTCGTAGTTCCATTCCATAGGTATGAACAAGCTATATAATCCAGAGCGAGTTTGTCCATTCGCGTTTCGTTGTGTAACATCTGAATCATTGTATAATTTTTTAAAGTTATCACCACCTTTGTCTAATGAGTTGCTTGTTGAACCCATCATGCACTTACCTATAATTCTACTACCTAATCGTAAACAGGTTTTCGTAACCCTCCAGTTGTTGAGGATGTTCGTCGGACGCTCCCATTTACCGCTTTCGTCGTGGACGAGTAGTTTGAGTTTTTCACCGTCATACGAGTTGTCGCCTGTGTTCTTCCAGTCGATCGTGGTATCGAGCCCGTCGAGCTCTCGTAACGTTTGATTTGTTTCAAGTTTTTTACGCGTATATTTCGTGGCCGGGACTCTGAAGGCAAGCTCGGTCTTTGGGCGATCCATACCGTCTTGTATGGGTTTAAAAAAGAACGGGTAGTTGACTGATATCGGTACCACCTTGTCTGTAAACATCTTCTTCGCATCAGGTCCAGATTTCGATAATATTCCATATCTAGAGTCAGAGGATATGGTTGCCAAGTTAACCACCTCTCCTGAGGCCATAAATGAAAACCCAGATCGTCTATTCTTAAGGTAGCACAATCCATATGAACGTACATCGGCCTTGCAAGCCTCCCAAAAGATATAGAATAATCTATTTGACTCGCGAAAGTCGGGCTTGCCGACATCAATTTTACTCCACTGCAAGTACATGTAGTGAGTGCCAGTGATATAAGTAGGATTTTTTTTGTTATAAAACCAAAAACCTTCTTCTCTGCGAGTAAATTCATTATCGATGTAATCATACCATTTTTCTTTAAAGTCTAGCGGATATTCTTCCCAATCAAATACTGATTTTATTTTACTTAAAACTTTAGGATACTCGGTGTACTCCCATCGATCTGATTCAAATTTATGTACTTTTGTTTTTTCAGGTAAAGCTATTTTAAGGTTCTGTATTTCATATATATCACCTATTTTACCTGTTCTACTTATAACAACAATATCATGCTCTTTG